CGCCGCTCTCGGCCAGCGTCACATCAATGGACGCCTCCACGAGCGCGCCGTTGGACGTCATCACCTGGTCCGTTACAGATATTACCGTCGCCACCCATTTCCAACCGACCTGTTTCCCGCCTGCAATAAAGACTGATTCCTGGCCCTGCTCGACGATCTTTTCCCAATCGGTTATTTCACTGCTGGGGGACACGCCAAACTGAGCCTTTAGGGGTATTGTAAACGTCTGCTGCTGCAACTCCGGATATAAGAATTCCTTGTTCCCTTTATAGCCGAGCAACGTGTGGTCCGCATAATTCGCGGATATACTCCGCTGCCGGCTGCCGATCGTGAGAATTTTATTCTCGTTTACCTCAAAAACTTTGCCCGCGAACGTGGCGATCATTGATCATCCCGCCATTCAATATTTTGAATCAATCAGCACGTGATCGGCCCTGATCAAGAGTGTGTGCGTCCTTTTGTTGTATTGCATCTGCGCCTCGCCGAAAAAATCGAATCCGATGATATTCGGGTCATCGGTGAAGGGCGGATGGGCGTCGTCGTAGTAACCGCCCAGGCAAAATCCCTCGCTCCTGTCATCGCCGGGACCACGGTAGAAATACACGCAAAGCACACGGTCGCCGATACTGGGCATCCGGTACGTATGCGAGAGCATGGGCAGCGGTGGGGATACACCACCACCAGGGAATGCCACACTCACCGTCGCCTTTTTGGAATCTGTGCCGCTGACAACTCCATACCGTACCGCCTGCTGCATCTCAATATCCCCCCGTTAAACACCTGTGTGCGTCGATTGACATCGTGTATCCGCTGTTGCCGAACTCATGGTCAATTTTTTCAATGAAATACTTCCCGTTGAACTGTCCAAACCCGGAGATTTGCACGTTTTGAGCCGCGTACCATCCCGCGCCTCCTTGAATCGTGAAGGAAAGCGTGACCTCCTGCCGGTTGGCGGCGCGAAGCGCTGATTTGACAAGAATGATAGCTTCCGCATAGCTGTCCGCCGCCTCCGTGACGGTCAGGACCTTGGTATGTGCCGCGCCGGGCACAGTGAATGTGTATGACAGGTCATCGCCCCCTGTCGGGTTTTTATAGGCGATCACCCCGACGGTATAGCCCGTGTCGCTCAGTTTGTCTTTCAGGTCCCAGCTCTCCATTTCATTGCGTGTGAGCATGTGTGCCGCCGGCTTCGCCTCGAAATCCTTCTCTTGATAGATCACGAGCTGTGCCGCCGGCAGCGGGTTTGCGGGTATCACCCGATTGGTTGCTTGAATGATGTCCGTCTCGCATCACCTCACTTTTTTCACTCTACAACTTGCAAATACGATCCGCACAGAGTAAAATCACCTTGTGAGAGGTGATTTTATGGCGCGTCATAGGCGATCCGTAACCCCTGGGTTCTCTTGGAAAAGGGCCGCTGGGATAACGTCCGCAAAGCGGCGCATTGCCCGGAAAACAGGCATTCCATTCACAAAGGCAGGGCGCAGAAACAAGCTGCGGCGAGTGGGCTGTGGAGGGTGCTTGGTTGTTGTGCTGCCGGCCATCATGTTGGCTATTGCCGTGGCTGTTATTATCGCGGGTTTACTTTAGGGAGTGACGCCTCGACTATCCCGACATCTTGAACAAATATCCATACTTTGAGCATTGATCAGACAGGAAAGCGGCGTCCGTGACGTCGTTTTCTTCCACCGACGCGATCTGCGGCAACGCGTCACCTTCAAAATAGAGAGACATGCCATTGTTGGATGCGACCGTCTCCGCGATCTGCCTCAGGTCAACGTTTTGCCACGTCTGCCGGATCAGGCTATCAGTAAAGCTTGTATTTTTGGGGACATTGAGCGCGCTCACGGTGACCTCGATTGGGTGCCCGCCGAAAGACACGTCATCGATCAAAAACGTCCCGAGTTTCTCAACGATTTCGCCCTCAGCGCCCTTCCAGTTGACCAAATGCCGCGTCACCGTGAGTGGGTCACCCTTCGCGTAAGCGCCCGGCTGCAGCCACGCGCCTTTTTCGTCGTGTATATCGAGTGACAGGCTGTCCGCGTCGCCGCCGGCGTTTTCCGTCCAGGACACGCCCTGCACGTCGCCCGCGATATTGCTGCCTTTGTGCATGATCTCAAATGCCACACGCTGCGCGAGCATCAGGAACCGCCCCCGATCCACGGCGGTACATAGACGGACGCCGCAGGACTGGTCGACGGAACATCCGGTACGTTCAGCACAACGCCGGCGTCAAAGATCACCGTATGCAAGTGCGCCGGATTCGCCTCCATGAGCGGGAGCAGTTTCTTTTGGTCGCCGTATACCCGTTTTGCGATCCAGTCCCATGCGTCTCCTTGTACAGTCACATACCTCATACCGTGACGCCCCCCAGGCTGCGGCGCCGCTGCTGATACCAGTAATTGTCCATAAACTTCTGCATCCGCTTCTCCAGGTCGTCATTCCCGGCCTTCACGGCGTGTTCAACATCGGACTGTGACGCGCTGCCCTGTATCGTGATCTGCGGGCTGTACGCAATACTGATACTCGGCGCGGGGCTCACTGATTGCAACAAGCTCTGCGTGCGGTTGGTAGGCGTGACCTGCGAACCGCGCGGCATATTGACAAGCTCCGGGCCGTGCTCGCCGACGAGGGAGAGGCCGCCCGTCGCGTTTTGCGTGCCCGCCGCCAGCGCGACATGGGCAATCGGTGTGATTTTGATGTTGACGCCGATCAGGCTTGCCAGAGCTCCGACGGTATTGTTGTATACGCCAATGAACCCGTTGATCACGTCAATGACCGTGTTGACAGCAGAGGAAACGCCGCTTTTAATCCCCTGCCATAGACCGGTGAAGAAGTTCGCTATGGGATCGATGACGTTGGTTTTAAACCAGTTTGCCGCCGACGCGAACGCGCCGGAAATCGCCGCCCACACCTGTCCAGGTGCTGATGTGATTCCGTCCCATAGACCCGTGAAGAAGTCCGCGACAGGCTGAATTACGTTATCGTTGAACCAGCCGGCCACGGAATTCCAAACGCCGACGATCGCGTCCCAGGCTTTCCCGGGAAGCGACGTAATGGTGTTCCATAGGTTGGTGAAAAACTTGACGATTGGCTGGATCACATTGCTGTTGAACCAGTTGGCAACAGAATTCCAGATGCCGACGATTCCACCCCAAATGTCTTTAAATATGTCAACTACGGCCCCAATATACTTCCTGATTCCGTCCCACAGAGCGTTTATGATTTTTGTCCCGGCTTCCCCGAACAGCTTTTTGCCGATGCTGATAAACGCGCTTACGACCCCTTTCAGTATTTTGGGAATCGCCTTTACCAGTTCCATGACTATACGGGGAACATCCTCTACAAGCGCCACAATGAGGTTGATTCCCGCTGTAATAATAGCTGGGATATTCTCCATGATTGCATCGACAATACCAGATATAATTTCAGGAATAGCTTCAATGATGCCATCAATGATTGCGGGCAAGTTATCTACCAGCGACGTCAGCAGATCAATTCCAGCCTGGATAATCTGAGGAATCGCACCATAGAGCCCTTCGTAAAGGGCACTGATCAGTTTCGGTAGCGCCGCGATAATCTGTGGAATTGCCTGGATCAGCCCCTGCACCAATGCGACCACCAGCTGTATCCCCGTCTCGACCAGTTGCGGCAGCGCGTCAATCAACGATTGCAGCAAGTCCATAATTCCTTGTATAATAACTGGAATCAGCGTCGGTAGCTGCTCTGCCAACCCCTGCGCCAGCGATACGACGAGCTGCGTGGCCATTTGAATGAACTGCGGCAGCATCTGCCCGATTATCTGGATGATTTGCGTGATAATCAGCAAAACCATGTTGACCAATTGCGGGGCATTTTGCGTGATGATCTGCATGATACTCGTCAGCAGCTGATTGATGCCGCCCATCAGCGCGGGCATGATCTGCGGCAGCGCCTGAACGAGCGCGTTCACCAGCCCGGAGAGCAGCTTTGACGCCATTGGAACCATTTTGGAAATAACGCCGGACACCTGACTAATTGCCCCGGTTACTCCGTCGGTGATTGTTTTGCCTATTTGATCAAAGTTGCCCGTTTTGAGCGCGGTGGTTACTGACCCAGCCAAGTTGCCCATCAAATCGGTAATGTTCCCCAACGCCGGCGCGAACTGAGACGCGAGAGTACCAACAATCCCGGACGCGCTCATTTTAAGGCCTTTTAGCCCAAGCCCAAACTTGTCCAGCCCCTGGACGGCGGCGGCGCTCATAACGGCGCCGTTTTTTTCCGCCTCTGCGGACAGCTGCGCGACCGCATCCCCGCCGGCGTTGATGATCGGGTTCAGCTCCATGGCGGATTTCCCGAACAGTTGCATGGCGTAAGCGTCGCGCTGCGCACCCTGCGGCATGGCATTCAGCGCGTTTAGGGCGTCCGTCATGACTGCGTTGGTGTCACGCAGGTTACCCTTTGCGTCAGTCACGGAAATTCCAAGCGCCTTATATGCTTCGGCCTGCGCGCCGGTCCCTTTTTGTGCCGCTGCCATGGACTTAACGAGCTTCGACTGCACGTCAAAAAGCGTGTCCTGATCCACGCCAAGTTTTGTGCTCGCGTATTGCAGCTCCTGCACCTTTTGGGTGCTCAGCCCGTAAGTCGACGCCAGAATATTAATCTGGCCGGCATTGTCGGCTGCTTTCACCGTCATGGCTCCGATAGCCGCCGTCGCGCCGATAATGGCGGTTCCTGCCACCGCAACTCCTTTTAGGGCTGCCTTGCCTATTGCCGCGCCCGCACCACCGACAGCCTGCATCGCTTTTCCGAGCTTGCTGCCCTGATCCTGAGCGTTTTTGAAGGCGTTCTGCAAGGAAGGAGACAGCTTACCTCCCAGCAGCATCGACATACTATATTGCTTCTGATTAGCCATCTGCCTCCCTCCTTTTTTCACTTTCCTCGATTAGAATCCGGTTGATCTCCATCAGGTCGCACAACGGCGCCTCCCAGAAAAACGAGATCGGCGTCATTGTGGCATAAGCGAGACGGACAGCGTGATCTCTCCATCGCTGCCCGTCCCCGAACTGATAGTTTATTGACCGAAAAAAATGAGCACCATGTTTGCCACGGCGTTCGCCAACCCGACAGGCATACGCTTAAAAAACTCGATCGGTTTGCCCGACGCGCGTTGCGCCACCATCAGACGGAATTCTGTTTCCGACAGTGGCATGATCGATGTGGGATTCGTCTTACGGTACGATTTTTCACATGAGCAATACTTTCCGGCGTTCCACTGCTCCAGCGCTGACAGGTCAAGTTCGGTGTATGTTTCGTCCTCAAAAGTGTACGGTTTTGTGAATTCCAGCACCAGGTCAACAGGCGTTTCATCCGCTTCCGGCGCGTCAAATCCCCCAAACTCCGTGATTTCGGGCTCGATTTGTATTCCCATATTCGTTCTCCTTTATGTGTTGGCGCGAATCGCCGCGAGCTGATCCACACCGTCGATGTTGTACACCTCATTGAGCTTGTCAAGCTCCAAAAGCGACTTTCCGCTGAGGTCGACCTTGATGTACGTGACCTCCAACGTAAACACGGCATCCATCGCGGAGCCACGTGTCGCCTTGCCGAGGTTTATCCCACCCGGCAGCCCCTTGCAGATCACCTTCAACGGAGCGTGCACAACGCCGTTCGTCGTATCGAGCATTTGCACGTCACAGCGAATCGTCAGCGTCCGGAAATTCTGCGTGGCCGCCATAGCCGCCATTTTCTCCGTGACGGTTCTGAATGTGATTTGAAGCGTTGTGCTTCCAAACTGTCCTGGCGCGCTGGTGTTGATTTCGCCGAGGATCCCGGGGCCGTTCAGCGCGTCCCCTTTGGCCTCAAGATTCGGCAGCGTCACGTCGGCGTGGACGCCAATCAGTTTGTCGGCGCCGTCGTAAATATTGGCCCCCGCCAGTCTGTCAGGAATTTGCACTGTTCGTCCCTCCCATCAATGCCGCCTGTAGCGCGGCGGGGTCAAACTGCAACGTGTTGATGATGGCCTGCGCCGGCAGGAACGGTGTAAAGCTCTGCCTGAACTTGACAGTACCCGCCAGCATCTGATCCATCGGGTTGTCCTCCGGCACGAACTGAATTCTGGCGTCGGCGAGAGTGCCCTGTCCCTTCAGCGCGCCGAGATACGCGTTCTCGTTGTCGGTGATCATTTCGATCATACGCGTGTTGGCCGGGCTGTCCACCTGTGTCAGGTACGACAGGATGAACCGGTTCGCCTGCCACTGAAACATGCGCTTTGTCGAGATAAATATGTCCTTCGGATCTGTAATTTCGGGGTATTCGCTCGTATAATTGCCCCACCAGCGCCAACCCTGCAGGTTGATGGCCGTGCAAACGCCCCGCGCGTTGATCAGGTCGTTCGCATGCGGATGGTCCAGCGTGACCGGCGTACCGTCCGCGAGACAAAGCCCGCCAATGCGCATCGCCTTGTTGGACGGCGACTGATACGGTATACCTCCGTTCTGCGCGTCCAAATAAGTCATGTGCGCGCCCGCGACAGACGAGAAGTGCAGCAGGTATCCGTTGCTTGTCACCATCGGCCACGCCCATATCTTGTTCGGCGCGCCGACGTGGCCCGCGCGCCATCCGGAGACCATTTCGGGCGTTGTGATCACAGCCGTGTCAAGGTCGACCAGCGCGTTCGACGTGAACGAGCCGTTGAGCTGTACGCCCGCCGCTTGCATCGCGTCCGCGACATCCTGGTTCTGGCTGAACCCGGGGCAGATGATCAGGCCCGGAATCACGTTACAAGTCGGGAATACCTGCCAGATGTTATTGATCCCGGCAATAATATCCGCGTCTGTGACCATTGTCGGGTCCAGCTTCGAGAACCCGACAGTCAGTGATGTTGCTCCCAGTGGGATATTCCCGCCAAGGATGACCGTCACCAGCAGATGGCCGCTCGCGTCGTACGACGTGTTGTAGTCCGTGCCCGCGACAAACGGCGTGGACACCCCGTCCGCCGTTACGATAACGGTATCCGCGAGCGCGCCTGACGCATTGACCGTCGCGACGCCGCGCACCAGCGGATACTCCACCGGAGCAACCGCTACCGTATGCTTCGCCGGATCGAGAACGTTGATAATGACCACAGGC